TTTCTGGTGGTGTTGGTATTGGTGGTGCTTTAAATGTTGCCAATGATGTTAAATTTACTAATTCAACCGCTAGCTCTTCAACTTCTACAGGTTCTCTTGTTGTTTCAGGTGGTGTTGGTATTGGTGGTAAATTAAATGCTAATAATATTTATTCTTCATCAAGTTTAGATGTTAGTGGTTTAGTAAAATTTACGGATACAACCGCTAGCTCTTCAACTTCCACAGGTTCTCTTGTTGTTTCAGGTGGTGTTGGTATAGGTGGTGCTTTAAATGTAGCAGAAGATACTAATATATTGGGTTCGTTATCTGTAGTAAATTCTGTATCAGCAACAGCTTTTATAAATTTATCAGATAAAAGAATTAAAACAGAAATAAATGATATAGATAATAATTTAATAGAAAAAATAATAGAAAATATAGAAATAAAGGAATTTATGTTAGATAATAAAAAAAATTATGGTTTTATAGCACAAAATATTGAAAATATTTTACCAGAATTAGTATATAATTCTAAAAAAGAAATAATAATAAATAAAATTTTTAATTATAATCTAATAAATAATAAAATTTATATAAATAATTTTAATTTAAATAATAATTCTAAATATATCTGTTTTATTGATAATATTAAATATATTTTTGAATGTATTGATAATTATTTGATAATTGATAATAATATAAATGATAAAAATATTATTATAAAAAATAATATTATTTTAATAAATAATGAAATTATAGATGATTTAAAATCTATAAATTCAAATTCAATTTTTAGTATTTTTTGCAAATCTATTATTAATTTATATAATGAAAATAAAATTTTAAAAGAAAAAATTAATAATATTGAAAATATTATCAAAAAATTAAATGTATGATGTTTTTTTATTTTTTATATTTTATTATATTATATTATATGTTATATAATTTACTTCTTATTAATAATAATATTTCACAAATTGATATTTTAATTAATTCTCTTAATTCAAATACTGAATACATTATTTATAATCATTCTGATTCAATCGATCTTATATTATCTAAAATTAATCCTACTAAAAATTATAATAATTTCGGTATTATTAACCATTATATTCAAAATTATCCTTATTTCGATTTTTATCCCTATCCACTCATTAATAATATTTCTTCTCTTGATCCTAATTTAGAATCTTGGAATAATATTAAAAGATTATTTTTACATCTTAAAAATAATCATAATACTATTTATTTTGATTTATTAGCTTGTTCTTTATATTCAAATCCAAATTGGAAATATATTATAGATAAATTAGAATTTGATTTAAATATTAATATTCGTGCATCTACTGATTTAACCGGTAGTTTATCAAATGCTAATTGGTATTTAGAAACAGATGATATAAATATTAAAGATATTTATTTTAATGATAATATAATTAATTTTACTGAAACTCTTTATTATTATTTTAATGGTAATAGAATATTTAATGAGGAAATATTAAATAATTTAAAACTAAATACTGCCATTAATTGCAGATTAATTATAACTAATCAAGATATTCAATATAATATAACTAATATTTATACAAATAATAATAATTATTTAATCTTTCATCAAAATAATAATATTAATATTTTAACAGAAATTAATTCAAATTTAAATTTAAAAAATTATATAATTAATGGTAATACTTCTCCTAATAATACTATTATTTATAAATGTTTTTGTAATAGTATTGGATATTTAATTTTACATAGTGATATTAATGGTAATAATAAATATTTACTATCATTATCTAATATTTTTAATGGGTCTCCTATAAATAATTGGAATTCAAATTATACTAATTATACTAATATTAAAGTTTTTGTTTCTTTATTAGCTTTTGCTATATTAAATTTAGATAATAATACTGTCTATTTACTTGGTAATAATAATTTCGGTGGTAGTAATAATTCAGGTGAAACTCTTGATAATATTAAACATGTTTATCCCGTTACTTATGGTTTTTATGCTATTAAATTTGATGGTTCTATTGTTAGATGGGGGGATTTTTATAATGAAAATATAACTTTTAACAGTATTAAACATCTTATTATTAATCCTATTGAAATTAAATCTACTTTATATTCTGAATCTTATATTTGTATTAATAATGATGGTTCTGTTATTACTTGGGGTAATTCTTCTTACTCATATTGGGGTAATTCTTCTTCTGTTTCTTCTTCTTTATCTTCAAATGTTATTAAAGTTTATTTAAATTTTTATTCTGCTTGTGCTCTTAAATCTGATGGTTCTGTTGTTGTTTGGGGTGATTATTTTTATGGTGGTTCACTTAATTATTTCGGTCCATCTACTATTTTAGTTTCATCTTTGCTAACTTCTGGTGTTATTAAAGTATTACCTTTAGTATTTGGTTTTGTAGCTTTAAAAAATAATGGATCTATTATTTATTGGGGTAGTAATTTCAATAATTCTTCATCTATTACTAATTATGTTATCAATGATTTTTCAACTAATTTTATTGATGTTGTTGCTAATGATCATTCTTTTGTTGGTATTAGAAATGATGGTTCTATTCGTGTTTGTGGTTCTCATAATTATGGTGGTGATAATACTAAAGTTTCTGATTTAAGTAATGTTGTATTTATTTGTGTAGGTATTTATAATTATTCTGCTTTATTAAATAATAATACTGTTAGATTATGGGGTACTACTAACGGAAGTACTGTTATTAATGCTTCTTCTAATAATGGATTTAATAATAATGCACCAAATTCTAATATATTCTCTGTTTTTTCTAATCTTTCTGAAAATCTTATATTATTATATAATTCTGATAATATCACACCGCCTAATTTAGATAATGATAATTATCTTATTTATAATAAATTCTTTTTTAAAAATTTAAATTTTAATGTTTCTTCTACTTTTTATCCTTCTTCTATTTCTAGCTCTTTTATTCCTTCTTTACTCGCTGATTTCCCAGATTCAAATTATATTAATCAATTTACTCATCAATTATCTTTTTCTGATGGTAAAACTAATGTCGATATAACTAAAAATAATACTTACCCTAATATTGCTATCCCCTGTAAAGAAGGACAAATTATTATTATTAATAATTTAAATTTTGTTTGTTATTATCCTTTTGTCTATTTATTTAATAAATCTATTTTTTCACGTGTTCTATCATATTCAATTTCTAATGCTTCTTATAATATTATTTATTCTGGCGCTTTATTCTTACTTGATCCTACTAAAGATAAAATTTTAATTAATAATAATCTTAATATTAATGGCAAATTAAATATTTTAAATACTTCTAATAGTTCTTCTATTAATTCTGGTTCTTTAGTTATATCTGGCGGTTTAGGTGTTGCTGGTAATATTTATTATGGTGGTAGTTTAAATGCTCCTTCCGATATTAGAATTAAAACAAATATTATTGATTTAGATAAAATTAATTCTTATAATATTATCAAAAATATTGATATCGTAAAATATGACTACATTGATAATATTTCACGTCCTGAAAAAAATGTTATCGGTTTTATCGCCCAAAATATTAAAGATTATATTCCTTATGCTACTAATACTTCTTCTGCTATTATTCCTAATATATTTACTTCTCTTCCTATATCTATTATTAATTATAATTCATTTTCTTTCTTTCTACCTTCTAATATTTCTGACATCTCTCTAAATTCTTTATCTTCTATTGAATATTATGATGCCTCTAATATTAAATTTTCTGGTAATGTTTATAATTATGATATTTCTACTAGAAATATATTTATTACATCTAATATGCCATTATCTACTCAAAATATTATCAATAATCAATTATTTATTATTGGTACCAGTATTAATGATTTTATTTATATTGATAAAAATAAAATTTTCGCTGTTTTTGCCTCTGCTACTCAACAACTTGTTAAAGATAAAGAAATTTTGGAAAATAAATTACATAATCTTGAAGAAATTATCCAAAATCAAAATTCACTTCTTCTATCACAACAATCTCAAATTCAAAATCTACAAAATCAAATTAATTCTATTCTTTTGCGATTAAATTAATTTTTATTTTTTTATATTTTTTTATATTTTTTTATTATATAATATGAATAAATCACAAGTCCAAAAAATTATTAAAAATCAATTATTTTTCGGTGTCAACGAAATTAGAACAAATAACGCAAATATAGATAAAAAAATTTTCGGGCGTAAAACTAACAACTCTAAAACACTTTTTACAGAAAATAATTTAGACATTAAAAATGATCTCATTGTTCACGGTAATGTAAGTATTAATCAATCTTTAAAACTAAATTATGGTAATATTATTGATGTTAGTGGAACTATATCAAATCCTTTATTACCTATGTATGTTATTGATTGTAGTGGCAGTGGTTCTAATTTATCAATTAATTTACCCTTACCAGATTTTGATGGACAAATTTTACATATGGTCTGTATTGCAGAAGGTCATGATATTTCTATTAATTATACTGATATTTTAGGTACTACACCTTTAAATACATCAGGTGCTTCAACTGTTTTTAAATTTATTGGTATTAAAAATACTACTTCTACACCTCCACGAAATGGTTGGATTGTTACTTAAATTTTTATTTTTATATATTTATCCTTGTTTTACTATACTCGGTGGTGTAATATATGGAAATGGTGCTAATCCACTATCTCCTGTATATCCTACTACTGCTTCAGTATCTACATTATTATTTGGTGTTGGTGTTCCTCTTTGAGTTCCTTGTAATACTTTTGATGGTATATTAAATGTTAAATTATTTGCATTTGATATTTGTCCATTTAAATTTATATCTTGTGCATCTTGTGCAAATAATTGCTGTAATGTACCTCCAGACATATGTTCTATTGTCTTTTCTTCTTCATCTACTTGTTCAAAATTATTATTTTCATTATTCTCATAATCAATATTTTCTAATTTTTCAGTTTTATTTCTATTGTTCCTTAATATAATTATAATTACTACTAACGACACAAATATTATTCCACTTATAACATATTTAGTTTGTTCATATGACGAAATTCTTTTTGTTAATTCACTAATACTACCTAATGTTGATTCCATATATATTATTTAATTAATAAAATAAAAAAATTAAAAAATAAAAAAAATAAAAAATTAATAAAATAAAAAAAATAAAAAATTAATAAAATAAAAAAAATTGAAAAATATTTTTAATATTATATTATATTATATTATGAATATTAATCCTAAAATTATATATAAACTAAAAAATGATAATTTAAATAAATCCGATATTAATAATCTAAAAGATAAATTAAATATTCCTAAATCTTCTTCTAATTCTAACATCATACAAACTTTTAATAAACTTAATCCTTGTGGTCTTTCTTTATTACATGATACTAAAATTAAACTTAAACCTCATCAACTTAAAGTTTGCAATTTTTTAACATCTCATAGAGGTTTAATTGTAGTTCACTCTGTCGGTACCGGTAAAACTTTAACTGCTATCTCTTCTTCAAGATGTTTATTATTAAAAAAATTAGTCAAAAAAATTATTGTTGTTACTCCTACTTCTTTACAAGAAAATTTTAAAAAACAAATGAAAGATTATGGTGTTTCTGATTCTGATATTAATGAATTTTATTCTTTTTACACTATTCAAGGTTTAGCTAACTCTATTGATAATAATAAAGAAGAAAATCCTAAAGATTCTTTATTAATTATTGATGAAGCTCATAATTTAAGAACTCTTGACGGTGAAAGAAGTAAATTAATTTTAAAATATGCACATAAAGCTGAAAAAGTATTATTATTAACTGCTACACCCTTAATTAATTATAAACATGATATTATAAATTTAATTTCAATGATTGATAAAGAAAAACCATTATCTGATGACTATTTTGAAAAATTATTATTAGAAAGTAAAAATAATAAATCTAAAAAAATAGAATTAACTAAATATTTAAGTAATAAATTTAGTATGTATATTAGAAAATCCAATAAACCTGATCCAAATTTCCCTAAAAAAATTATTGAAGAAGTATTTTTAGAAATGGATAAAGACTATTTAGAAGCTTACGAAAGAGTTGAAAGAGGTAGTGTCGGTCATATTCCCGATTTTAAAAATAAAAATATTAAAGTCTTTTATAACGGTCTTCGTCGTGCTTCTAATAAATTAGAAGGAAAATCCCCTAAAGTTGATTGGATCATTAATCTTATCAAAAATAATAAATCTAAAAAAATGGTCATCTTCTCTCATTTTATTAATATGGGTATGCGTCCTATTCAAGATTATCTAAAAAAGAAAAATATTAATTTCGGTGAAGTTACAGGTAATCTTAATATGGCTAAAAGACAACAAGCTGTTAATGCTTATAATTCTGGCGAATCTAAAATATTATTCATTTCTAAAGCTGGTTCTGAAGGTTTAGATCTCAAAAAAACTAATTTCGTTATTATTATGGAATCTTCTTGGAATGAAAACTCTATAGAACAAATTATTGGTAGAGGTGTTAGATATAAATCTCACGAAGGATTACCTCTCTCTCAAAGAAAAGTTATCATTTATAGACTCTATTGTATTAAACCTAAAGAATTTTTAAATTTAAATAAAATTAATAAAAATTTACTTTTAGAATATCCTAAAGATAATAAAAATCAAATGATGTCTGTTGATTTATATCTTCGAAATTTCTCACTTCAAAAACAA